GGTTTAAGATATTGCCGGCCGCCGATATAACGGAAGGGATATTTTTTAATAACCCCTCTACAAATTTCCCGCACGCCTCCAGTCCCTTGCTTACAACGTTTGGGAATCCAGTGGAAATTCCGGAAAGCACATTGTCAAGGAGTGTCTTCCCCTGCGCCTGTAGCTGTCCAGAATTTGACTTTAACCCATCGATTATTCCGGTTATGATCGACCAACCAAGGGAGGCCACTGATGGAATCAACGAAATGATTCCCCGCAAAATCGCCATAAGCAGCTTTGCCCCTGCCTCCATAAGCTGGGACATATTATCGTCCAAGCCTTGTATCAGCAAGTCGATGAACGAGACCGCAAGTTCAATGAAGGCCGGAAGCTGTTCTATAATCCCGGTTGCGATATCGGTTAATAGGCTTGACCCCATCTGCATGAACTGATCCGCACTGCCCTCAAATTCCTGCCATAATTCCGCTACTACCAGAGGTAATGTTTCGGCCAGTCTCGGAACAATTTCGCCTAAATTCTTTCCTACATTGCGTGCGAAAGTGGCAATTGCATCCGCCAATTCCTGGGCGCTTCCTGAACCATTCAAGAAATTGTCAAAGGCTGCTTTTGCAGCATTCATTGATCCTTCTATGGTAGTAGATGCTTCCTTTGCGGTGGTTCCGGTTATATCAAGTTCTCCCTGAATTACATGGATAGCTGAATACACATCGTTCAGGTTACTAATATCATATTTTATGCCCGATATTTTGCTGGCATCTTTAAGTAGGCGGTTCATTTCCTCCTTTGTTCCGCCATACCCCAGCTTCAGATTATCCAGCATCGTGTAATTCTGCTTCGCGAATCCCTGATATGCATTCTGGATAGAGGACATGTCCGTTCCCATCTTGTTGGCGTTATCAGACATATCTACCATTGCCATATCTGCAATCTTTGCCGCTTCTGCTGTGTCCCCGGCCACACTCTGTAATAAGGAGGCGGAGAAACTGGTAACACTCTGCATATACTCATTAGCAGATAAGCCGGCAGTCTTATAAGCATTATTAGCGTTTTCTATGACTGTCTTAGCATTTTCTTTAAACAGCGTTTCCACGCCGCCCACATTCTGTTCCAAACTAGCTACGGAACTTAAAGCAGCCTTAGACATACCTCCGAAAGCGGCGGTGATACCTCCAATCGAGGCACCAAGAACCGCAAGGCCGCCTTTTGCAATGCCCCCAAGCTTTTTGATTCCGCTTGAAAATCCTTTTTCATCTATTCTGGTGTTAAAATTCAAATGACCATCAGAAGCAAATAATTGTAAATTCAAATGAGCCATACTACTCCTTTCGCAGTAGCACGGCTCACAGGCTCACATATGCTATATCTTGATCTCGAATTCTTTTTTGCACTCTTTGCATTTCATGTACAGTCCCGTGCATCGTGCTGTATTATCGTACAGGACCGCATTCTTGCCACAATAAGGGCAAGTATACCATTTCCGCATGATAGGCGGCTTAATGATCTTTTTCATTACCAGAACATACCTCCAATCTCATCATCAGATGGGACCGGCTGCGGAAGCGCAATTTTTCTCTGTATCCTCAATATCCGGTTCCGTTCTTCCACATCCTTAATCCGTGATGCATCGGTATTCCGGTACATGACACGCTGCTTAAACTCCGTGTCGGATGAGAGGCCGTCTAATAGTATCCGGAACTTCCACCAGTGCATGTGTGCTTTCGTTAAATCAATCCGGTAATCGTGCCAGAAACCCGCGATAATGCAGCGCGCGTCATATCGAAAATCATACAACGGTTTTATATTCGCCGTTTCTTCCTCTTCCTCTTCCTCATAATCAGCCTGATAACTCTCATCTTCTGCTTCAGTCATCTTAAAGAAGTCTATCAGAGGTTTACAGGCATTTGCCTGATCCACAAAGGGAAGAGGATCACAATAGAACAAGAGTATGGACTCGAATTTTTCTTCCGGCCCATACTCATCATCTTTCAAAAGGTCAACAAACCTTAGCCAGTCCTTAAAATCCGTTACAATCTCACGATGCTTACCGTTTAGCATCACCGAATTGGGATATCTGTCATAGATGAGGTTCACTTATTACCGCCACCATTCCGGTTATGCCGTCTCTGCTGCCTGTTCTGATGCGGTGCATACTTATTAAGCATCTGGCCTCTGCGCTGCATGGCCTCCTGATTACTGCGCCGTGCGGCATCAATAAAAGCCGAATAGGCTGCGTCACACATACCAGCATTTACTTTTCCCTCAAACATCTTTCCAGATGTCCCTTTTCCATAAATACAATCAAACAGGTTAAAAAACAGCCCACAGTATCCGCGTATTACCTCGCTTGTTGTGCCCGCCTTCTGCACTCGTTTTTCTTCCTCTTCCATCTGCTTAAACGCATTTTCGTAACGTTCTGCAAAATCCGCATCCTGTAAATCCACCTCAAACTCAAGATTGTTATAACTCCACTTCTGGCTCATAGGCTCACTCCTCTTTGTTATTGTTTAGATGTGACGGTTGCAATACCGGCTTTTCTGGCCTTATTCCCTGTGCATTCTACAACAAGGATTTTTTGCCCATTTGCAGCCGTAATATCTGCTGATCCATCCCAAGTCTGCATTTCGCTGCAATCCGTATCATAAGCAGGAAGGGAAACATTTGTTCCTGTCTTATATCGGTATGTATTATCTGGCTGCTTTGCTGGGGTAACCGTTAATTTAGTAGTCCCAGAACCAGAACCCGCTACGCTGTGCACAGTTAATTCCCCCAATTCATGAGCCTGACCTTCTACAAATGTTACTGTCTGCCACTTATCGGAAGAAGTTGCAGTTCCCAGTATCATTTCTCCGATCGCCCGAAAATTACCAGAATAGATTAATGCGTCATTTCCATCACCGGTAGTATCCGGAATAACCGCATAGGTACGCTTTCGTGCGACCTTCGTTTCCCCCTCGGCAAAAAGATCTACCGTTACGATCTCGACATAAGCATCTGATCCGGTATATTCACCATCGGTAATCTCTGCAATCTTTTCATGCGTTGAAAGCGGGCTGTGACGGTCAAAACTATAACCGATCTGTGTTGCATATCCAACCACATCAGACCGCTCGGAATCCTCATCTACGTACGTTCTTGTGTACTGTTTCGGGCTTTTGGATTCAGACATAGATGAAAAGCCCTGCATGCGCACAAACTTAGGTTCTTCCCCGGTTCCGACGTTCATGAAAGCGACTCTCTTAGACCGCTTTACCAACTTTGCTTCATTAATTTTGTCAACTGTTGCCATGTTGTTTCCTCCTATTCATAGAGTAATCTTAATTGTATCTGATATCTTGCAAGGTCCCCGTCCGAGTCGAAAAGATAATAGCTCGATATCATGACATTCGAAATAGCTGAATATCCTTCCAGTTCCGGAAGAATATCATTATCGTTTTGATCTTCTACCCAATTAGACAAATTCTGATAAAAATATGAATTGTCTATCATGGTACGGGCGTCTCCGTCGTAAGCTTCTTTTGACGTGAAAGAGTATTGGAATTGATATACCTTCCCTCCGTCCACGTATTCTTTGTATACCGGATCAGCCGGTATTGGGTCCAGGCTGTACGCTCGACTGTTGGGGAGATAATCAATATTAAATTCCCCGTCGTGCAAGAATGGACACTGCATGAAATATTTCCTGAGTGCGCCTATAATAGACTCATTGTTAATTGTTCGCAATGATCTTTTCCGCCCCCTTCCGAATCGTCTCGCCTTTCGCGGTCTTCATACGCTCAAACCATAGTTTACCGCGGTTTCCGTTGTCTCCGTGGTTCTCATAATACTGCCGCCGCGCATACGGGGCCAAGTACTCTATTTCTGCACTGCCAATTACGGTTCCAAGCTGCGCGGACTTAATCATGTACCCGGTTCTTCGTGGCGTCATCGGGTCCATGTACCGCAGGCACTCAGAATCGACAAACTCCTGTGCCTTTGCAAATCCTTTTGATTTCTGCTGACCGAATCCCGGCGCCCATTCCAAGTGCGCGGTTACACTGCCGTTGCTGCTCTTCTTCTGATACAACTCTCCGCGTGGCGTGGATATCTGAAAAACCCTTTTCTGTGCCATTAAATACCACCCACTCTCCAGTGCTGCAAGCTGCCAAAACGATTATCAGACCATGATGTGATTTTAAACACCTGATACAGTTCCTTCTGCAAATCAGAAGGCTTTTCTATTTCCTTCGCTATGGCTCCACGCGCTATATAGTCATCGTTCTTTAAGGTCCATGTATTTTCCTTGCCTGTGTACTCTTCCGGCGCAACATAATGTGATCCGGAAAACTCCGCATCTACTGGTATCCTAACTTTAAAGGAATCCGCAGAAGCAAGGCCGCCGTCTGTTACGCTGACTTTATTATCAACATAGAACCACGCCTTTTTTATCACTGTCCTGCGCCATTCTTTCAACCGTGTATCAGGATTCAGGAAAGAGTTATAGACCGTAATATCCGCATTTGTGGTCATTGTGACACCTCACCTTTCGATTCAGCCAGCCAGTAGGCAGCAGATACATATACACAGCATCATAAGCCTTCCGTCTAACCGCTTCTTCCGCCGTCTGGCCGTCTGTCTGTTCCACTACATAAGACACAGAATAGCCGTCATTGTTCTCAGACCGAACAGGGCCAGCCTTTCCGTCCGCCTTTCTCTGCTCCTGCTCCTGTTCGGCCACATAATACACATCTGCCGCTGCACAGACCGCATCCTTTACCATGTCATTCGGTATGGAAAATATGTCACCATTCAAATGGGTAAGGTATCGGATGTACGCTTCTGCCTTGCGTTTAGCTGCCGGGAATGCTTCTTCCGGCATTTTTCCACCATACTCGGCCCGATAATATTCATAATCCACATACATCCTGAATCCCCCTATTCCATGGCGCCGCTTGCTTTCAGCCCATCAATGATTGACTTTATTGCAGATGCGCATGTTTCTGCTGTTGCTCCTGAAACGTTAAATGTCACAGCAGGTGCCTTCTTGACTCCACCGATAGCATCTGTTTTCGCCGCAGGCAACGTATATCCTTCCCCACTAGGCCAGTTATCCGCCAATTTCTGTACTAATTCAGCAATCTGCCCGTCAGTAGGGGCAGATGATTTCCCTGTAACCTTCTTATAGAGATTTTTTAATGCATCTGTAATCTGCATACACAATCCTCCTATGCGTTCTTCAGGATAGCAAACGGGCATCTCTTGTTTTTATCAGTCTGGACCGAGTTGATTGGGTTGGGAATTTCCCATCCCAGCCTCATGACCGCCCTAAGAGCCACCATGTCATTCTGCATCAGGTTATAAGCAATCGAGCCATCCGTGTTCTGTACAATACCCTCAGTAAACAGCTTAAAGGTAATATCCTGACGGATTGCATATACCATCTGATTGAAGTCTCCCGAGATCATCAACGCTTTGGACTTATCGAACGCTCCGTTGTTCGGGAAGTTCATCGGGCTGCCGTCCAGAGAATATGTAGTACCGCTCTGCATATCAGACTTAAAAATTGGATTTCCCGTCGAATCCCGCAAACCTCTCAGCTTCGCCCTCATGGAAATATCAGCCATATGGCCGCTTACAAAGTATCCGGAATCCTCTACCTTCGCAATTACGCCGTTCTCGGCCATAATCTTATCATACAGGGAATCACCTTCGGCAAGCGTTACAACTGCATTCGCTTTTGTTGCTGTAGCAACAAGGCCATCTCTCCAAGAGGTGGGCTTGTTAACATTGAAAAGGATTGCTTCATCGATCAACTTACCGAACGCTTCAACGATCCGCGGTTTCACCTCTCCCCAAATGTCATAATCCGAATCATCGAGCACAGCTTCCGGAATCGGGACGATAACGGCGATTTCTTCCGCTGTAATGACCTTCTTATCCCACTGCTGTTTCGTGGTCTTTTTGGATCCGGTATCACCGTCCACAAAGTAGGCAATCGGAAGCATGTCAAGCACCGGCATCTTATAGGTTTTTGTGGACATGTTGGGAAGCTTACGGCTCCTTGCAAGTACTGTAGACTGAGTAACTACACCCTGAATAATTTCCCTGGCCTTCTCTTCTGGAATCAGAGAATCTGATCCGTTTCTGTCGATAATCAATGCATCATTTGAAAAAATCTGTAAATCGAACTTATGTCTCATATTTGACCTCCTTATCGTCTGGCTGCCATTCTAATGGCATTGTTAATATAGTCGTTCGTGTCCTCAGAAGCTCCGGCGCCGCCTGTGTGTGTCGAGGTTGTCACCTTGTATGACGTCTGGCCTGTAAACCTCGGATTTTCTTTAAGGAATTCCGCTGCCGCCTTGTCAAATGGAAGCTTATCTGTAACCTTCTGATTTACCTTAAACAGCACATAATCGAGATCCTCTGGTTTTACGCCCTTGTCCCGCAGAATCCCGCTATTCTTAAGCTGTTCGAGTTCTGTTTTATATTTATCCCGTTCGAGTTCAACCGCAGAAATGTTAGGCTTATTCTTTTCCTTATTCGTCTTGTAATCTTCCATGGCCCGTTTTACTTCGTCCTCGCTAAGTCCGTGCTGCTCAAAGTAAGATTTCAAGGCCGCTGCCTCTGCTCTCTGTGCTCGCGCTGTGGCGATCTCCTCCGCCTGCTCGAATGTGTAAGTTGCTGAACCACCGGCGTTCTGGCCGCCGTTACTATTTCCGGCTGTCGCGTTTGTTGCTGCGCCCGCTGCTGTGCCGCCTTCGCCGCCGTCTGCGAAAAGCTGTAAATTGATTCTCTTTTTCATCTTAATACCTCCGTTTTAAGTACGTTAACTATTCCGATGCTTTTTAAGCCTTCACGTTTCGGGCATGATTTTTAAACGTATGTGATGCAACCATATTCCTGATTAATTAAGCATATCCCAAGAAACCAGGCGTCAATAATCGTCTTCCCCTTATCATTGATCCGCTGCCATCTGACGGATATGTTTCCTGTATCCATGACGGTTTTAAAATCTCCTTCAGCCAAAGCATTCAGGCTTTCGGCAAGCGTCAGGGTAAGCGCAGATACCGCAGCACATACCAGATCACGCCCAGGCGGCGCAAATCCGGCATGTCCTTTTACAGATATCTCATTCTCTCTTACCATTACCTGTATCATAATCCCCCTCCTTTCACTACGGCGCTACACGCCCTCTCATATCGTAGTAGATTCTCTCACGCTGCTCTACGAGTTCCATTTTCCTGCAAAATGCCTTGTACTCATCAAGCTGCGCCTGATACTTGCATCTCGCAAGCATAACCATGTCTTCATCTGCTCCGGCCTTCTGTAATAACCTTACCTTCTCACGCTGCGCTCTCATATTCGTTTCAAGGTATCGCTGGCGCTGTGTGGCCTCGTATTTTGTGTATTCCCGGCCTTTAAAACGCTTAGGCTTATCTTCCTTCGCATTCTGTTCGGAAAGCCACTTATCGCTGAATTGCCGCTCAGAAATACCAGGAATAAACGGATAATAGCTATGGTAGCAATTCGCGCCGTTAAGCCCGGTTACAGTTCCAAGGCCGCATACGGTCCGCAATTCTTCACGGCTCCAAACTTTGCCTTGCCACACTCTGTGTGTCGGTCTGGCTCCCTCGTGCCAGTCAATCTCGAAATAGTCTGTATGCAGCTTCTTGGCGTTCATTTCCGAAATCTTCCCGGTAAGCTGTGAAATCCCCGTCATAACTGCCCTTCTGGCAGCTACATCACAACGGCTTGTATATCCACTCGCATAATCGACGGTACGCAAGCCCGAATTCGTCATTTGTGTTACCACACGTCGGATCACGGTGTTATAATCGAATGCCCCGGAAGTGATCTCAACAATGGCATTATCAAGATACTCATTGTAATAGTCTGCCAGCGGCGAAAAAACCAGCCGGCCGCCGCCCATATCAACCTTAAACCCCAGGGATCGAGTGATATTATACAGTTCATCGTTGGATTGCTGAACAAGAGCGTTGGTAAGTTGCTGTAATTCCTGATTCGCTTCATAAGGGACAAAATTCTCATTCACCTGTTCATATAGCTGCTTCGCTCTCGTATAATATTTCTCGATCACTTCGTCGTACAGCTCGAACGTTTCCGGGAAGGAATCTCCTACTGCTTTTTTAATGATATCCTCGATATCCTTTGTACTGTTTCCCAGTATGTAGTATCTAAGGAGTTGATAATCGGCGGTTGACGTGATCGTTCCGGTCTTCTTAATCCGGCGTATCACATCTTCCATAATTCGAGTTTCGAGGTTCCGATACTTCTTCTCGATTCCCGTAGCCAGATAACTTTCATAGCTTTTGTTCATTACGGAATCACTCCCGTCTGTTCAGGGATTTTCTTCGCTGCCTGCTCCTCTGTTTCCCCGTACCACTTCGCCCGGTATTCTGCTAGGCTCATAACCCCCATAGCTACGTCCTGCCGGTCCTCTTTGCGCTCCGTCTGCTTATCCTCAATGATTGAATCATCAAAGTCGATTGTTATCTCTGTCTCTTCAGATAGGCCAGGGACTTTCGCCACAATCCCTAACCGTATGATAATTTTAATCAGCCTTTTGATCACAGCATCAAGTACAATCTCGTGCTTCTGCAAAGTCCGGTACATATCGGAATTTTCCGAGATCACTTCCGTGGCTGTTGTTACTCCGCCCTGCTCAAAGCGGTAACGCTGCGTACCAAACCCGCATTTCATTGACAGGTAATTGAGATCATCGTTAATAGCCTTGCTGTGCTGCTCTACTCTCAGCGTCATATCAATTTCTTTAATCGGGTCTTTCGAGGCGCTTAAATAATCTTCCGGAAGACGATAGAATACCGTGTCACCAGTATCAAAGGTTGGATTCCCATCCTTATCCGTCAGCATCTCCGGCGCCACAAATATCCTCTTCCGTCCAAGGTCAAACTCATTCGCGTATGAGTCATATTCCAGGTCTATCTTCCGGAATACATCAATGGAATTCGCCAAGAGTGACATACCCATCGGGTTATTGTCATCCTCCCCTGCATTATTCACCAGATTCAACCGGTCAATTACGTACTGTGGTTCTTTCGATCCGGTCTCTATCCTGTCAGCCAGCCCCTTAAACGGTGGTAATGCATTCCACTGTTCAGGCGTCAACTCCTTACCGGCTCCGTTCGTGCATTCAACCACCACATTCTCGATAATATAGTTTCCTGCCGCTTCTCCGGCCTTCTCAGTTCTGTGAAACTGTATCTGTACGTACTTCTTTCGGTTGTACGTGTGCGGGAATAAGAAAGCACATTCCGTGATTTCACGGTTGTTCCATGACAGCGGAAAAATGTTGGGGGCTTCCAGATAGTTGATTCTTATTTCTCCTCCGTACACATTTCCGGCCTCGTCAACCTCCATATTGTCGAGATACGGAATATAGGCCACTGTCCCGGTTGCCGCCTTGCGCTCCTGGTACTCATTACCGATATTCCAGAAATCGTTTTTCTGCAACACCTCTTCAACGAATGTGTTCGTTGTCTCATCGGATAGAGTTACCTTTACCCGCTCATTAAGAAGCAGGTTCGCCATATCTTCGCATACCTTTTTCGGCATTCCGAGGCTGTGACGGTGGCATTTGGTCCAGGTTCCTTGTCCGCCATATATACGGTAGAAGTGGAACTTACGCACATTGCTTCTGTACCAGCTATACCATTCCGAAATTTTGGCATAGAAAGAACTGTCAACCGTGTCAATCCCTTTCTTCTTGAAATAGCTAAATATATTCATCTTCCACCTCCTCGTCAAGCGGGTTCCGGTATTCTTTTTCGTATTCCTTCACCGGGAGCCAATGTTTCATTTTTTTCCAGAATCCCATGACGAGATACCGGATAGCGTCCATGCAATGATCATCCACCTTTACCGGAATTTCTTTCCCGCGCTCGATAGATTTCTTGTCGTATTCATAGGTTCCGAATTCATCTACTGCATATTCCTGCAATGGGGAAATCGTCATAATCCCGTAGGTCAGAAGCTTCTGTACCCTCGATATTCCGAGTTCTACCTCATTCTCGGCGCCGCGGATCAACACCGTATAATCGCAATCCCTCGTTGCTCTTTTTATCTCCTCCGCCAGCCCTTGCGCGGAAGGATCGATAAAAACATAAAAGTAACTGCACTCATACTCTTCATGCAACGCGTCTGTGAAAGAAATAAAGTCTTTCGCATAATCAGACGGGCTTTTCTGCTTTCCCGTTTCCCTGCCTGAGTAATAATACTCTGCAAGCCCGGTTAATCGTTTCTGGTATTCATCAAGGCCGGCCGCTTCATAAACGGTCGCGTTCTGCTGTCCGTAATCTACTCCAATACCAATAATCCGATACCGCCTATTTTCCGGCCTCTCCTTATGCTTGTCAGAAAACATGTAGTAGATTACCTCATCTACCCCTATGCTCTGCCCCAGCCATACCCACCTGTATTGTCGCTCATCTGCCGCCTTCATGATCTCCGCAGACTCTATCAGGTCTTTTCCAAGCCAGTCCTCCGGAACGTCTCTATAGTCCGTGTGAATATGGATACAGTCCGCCCGCTTCTCCATCTTCTTGCACCACTTGTTGATTGGTGCGTTCGGATTCTTTGGCGGGTTGTATAGATATATCATCTGGAATCCGCTGCTGTTGCCACGGATAAACGTAGCCTCGATATTCTGTAGTTCGTCTTCTCCCTCGCCATCATCAAAGAATTCGGTAAGTTCATCGAGGATAACCAGCTTAATAGGCTTGCTCTCATCAATGATACCTTTTGTATCGTCGATACCATCAGAACCGGCGAAATACATCGTAGTGCCATATTTACGGTACGTGATTTCCATGGGTGATTTCCCGATCCGGAACGCCCTCTTGTCGATTCCCAGCCGGTTGATACCTCTCAGCATCTCCTTGTACACCGTCTTCCGCAGCTTGTTATGATGCTTTCTGAGCACTACTACGGAACCGTTCGGGTCGTTGATTAACTGGAAAATACTCCGAACGCCCGCGTAACTTGATTTCGTACCGGCTCTTCCGGATGTTAAAATGATATGGCGGTGTGTCTTATCGTTAAACAGCGGAAGATATTTCG